CATCAGCGATAAATAATGCCGGTGCTGCGTTGATGCAAAAATATGCAGAAGACTATATGCAGAGAAACGGCATTGGTTATAACTATATACAAAGAAACGGTATTGATTATAGAAGAAGCATTCCTGGCTACAGGGGCTATGCTTATGGTTTGGAGTATGTTCCCTATAATAATTTCCCTATGTTGCTTCACGAAGGGGAAAGAGTATTGACGGCATCTGAAAATCGTGCATACCGTGCAGGCAGAAATGCTTCTGCCGTTATAACGGGAAATAATTTTTATATCCGCGAAGAAGCCGATATTATGAAGGTTGCACGGGAAATCGTAAACCAGATGAATAGGGCTTATCAACTTGCGGAGTGATAAGGATGTGATAAAACTGCGGAAAATAATATTTTTTGATACACAAAAAAGCACAGAGCTTGTGCTTCCCGTCACACCATCAAGTTTTGAGGTTTCCCATGGCATAAACGTAGAGACAATAAATATTCACACGCTAGGGGACGTAGCGCTTGCCGGATATGGCACGCTTCCGGCATTTAAAGTGGAGTGTATGTTTCCGGCGAAAAATTATCCGTTTTTGCAAGCGACCGCTATGATTGACCCATACGGATATGTAGACAAGTTTAAAAACTGGTGTGACAATCGTGCGGTTTTACGATTCATAGTATCCGATACCACGGTAAACATCCCTGTGCTTATAGCCGAAATTGTCTACGGCGAAAAAGACGGCACCGGCGATGTATATGCCACTATTACAATGCGCAAATACCGTGAATTATCAGCAGTACAGATGAGCAATACAGGTAATAGTGCTCGAAGCACAAAAAGAACAACTGTGGCGGTGCAGGCTTATACCATTAAGTCGGGCGATACGCTAAGTGCTATTTGTCGAAAGTATTATGGTGATGCCTCTCTTTATCCAAAGCTTGCAAGTTATAACGGAATAAAAAACCCTCATCTTATTTATGCTGGCAATACCATAAAATTGCCCGATAAAAACCTGTTATAAGGAGTGAGTTTATGCTTAAATTGCTTATTGCTAATAGTGCCGGTACCGTGGACATAACGCAGCTCGTACAAAGCATAACATGGTCGGGTGATTATCAGCAATGCGCCCGAACGCTTGAGTTTGGGCTTGTTTCTTCTCCCAGGGATAAAAACGTTCCGGCAGTTGAATGCGAACTTGGCAACGGCGTAGTATTTATGCAGGACAATCGGGTGTTGTTTGACGGGTATATTTTTGAACGGCAGAAAAGCACAGGGAGCAGCGTAATAAATATAACGTGCTATGACCGGGGCATTTACCTGAAGCGCAATGAAGCGGTTTACAAATTCACAAACATGACTCCTGAGGCTATAGCAAAACGCGTGTGTTCTGATTTTGGCATTACCATCGGTTCCCTGGCGGCAACCGGGATTAAAATAACTCGAAACTTTATCGGCGTGAGCCTATATAAGATTATCCAAACAGCTTATACGCTTGCATCCGAAAAAACCGGAGAAAAATACATGATTCGTTTTGACGGAGCGAAAATGAGCGTAATAAAAAAAACAGTAACAGATGAAACACTTGTAATCGAAGGCGGCAGCAATCTTATGTCGGCGTCTACGACTGAAAGCATAGCAAACATGATAAACCAGGTTGCTATTTATAATACCGATGATCAGCTTGTTGGGAAACAAAAGGATGCGGAAGCTATAAAACTTTATGGTGTAATGCAGAGCTACCTTAAACAATCAGACGGCGAAGATGCCACAGAGAAAGCAAAAAAACTTATATCTGACAATGGTATAAGCCAGAAGATTACAATCGAAAATCTCGGTAATATTGCGAATATAACAGGTGGTACCGTAGTAGTCCGTGAGCCTTATACAGGCATATACGGACTTTTCTATATAGATTCGGATGTTCATACATGGAAACTGGGCCAGTATTACAATAAGCTGGTTGTAAACTTTAAAAACATTATGGACGAACAGGAAGTAGGGTCTTTACCTAATAAGACTGGCAACAAAACAGCAAGCTCATCTAAAAATAATAGTACATGGACTTACCTATATAAGCCTGGTGGAGGGTGAATAAATGGAAGATAATCCTTTTGCAATGTTAGCAAAAATTATACGTGATGACAATATGTCGCGCATACCTGTTTCATTCCGCTTTGGCAGAGTTATATCAAAAGATCCTTTGACGCTTGATGTTGCGGGAACCATTCAGGACAAAAGTTCGCTTCTAAAAAATAGCGCAGTGAGCTACTTTACTGAAGGAGACCGCTTGCTGCTTGTGCCAATTGAAGATGAACAGCGTTATATAATCCTCTGTAAGGTGGTGGGCGTATGAGTTTATTCCCTAGCATACAACCTCTGTCAGTTAAAACAGACACGGAACTGAAATTATACAAAGAAGTAAAATGGGATTTTGAAAAGAATGTACCGGTTTTTAAAAACGGCTCACCGGTTATTGTAACCGGCAAGGAAGCCGTTTTAGTTTGGGCATGGAAAGCCCTGCATACTCCTCGGTTCAGGCACGAAATTTACACCTGGAATTATGGCTGCGAGGTCGAATCACTTGTCGGGCAACCGTTTACAGAGGAACTTAAACAAGTAGAGGCAGTCAGGTATGCAAGAGAATGCTTGCTTATAAATCCGTATATTACCGGAGTATCCGATGTGTTGGTATCATTTGACGATGGGGTGCTGAATATAAGTTGTACGATTGAGACCGTTTACGGGGAGGTGCAAATAGGAGATGTATGAGGATTTAACGGTTGAAAGCATAAAATCTGATATCATTAGCCGACTATCAACGGATATTGATACAAGGGAAGGCAGCTTTGCAAATGATATGATAAGCGCCGTGGCGTATGAGATATGGAAAGCCTATCAGTCCTTAAATGCAATCATTCCTATTGCCTTTGTAGATGAAACTTCCGGGGAGTATATAGATAAACGCTGCGCAGAGTATGGGATTACCCGCAAGGCAGGCACAAAGGCGACAGTAACACTGACGTTAACCGGCACGGATGGAACGGTGGTCGAAAAAGGCAAAATATTCCTAACACCTGATGGGCTGCAGTTTGAGACCGATGAATCTGTAACAATAGCGAACGGTACGGCTGCAGTTACTGCAACCGCGGCTGAAATCGGCGAAGAATATAATGTCGCTGCAGGAACTATCACAAAACAGCTTGTCAATATCAACGGACTAACAGCAGTTACAAATAACGAAGCAGCAACAGGTGGCACGGATGTCGAAACAGACGCGGCGCTTGTAAAACGTTTATATGAATATTTACAAAACCCGGCGACATCCGGAAATGTGGCGCATTATAGACAATGGGCTCTTGAAGTGGACGGCGTGGGGGCGGCAAAAGTCTATCCCCTATGGAATGGTCCTGGAACGGTCAAGGTTTTAATAGTCGGGAACAATAACGGCCCGGTCGATTCAACTATTGTGGCTAACTGTGCGGCGCATATCGAAGAAAACCGGCCTATCGGCGCAACTGTGACGGTGGAAAGCGCGGAAGGGCTTCCGATTAACGTTGCCGCTACAGTCGTAATTGACGATACAACAACAATAGACAAAGTGCAAACAGCGCTTGAAACTGCGCTGGATAGTTATTTGCAGAGTATAGTATTTGATAAATACACGCTGGTATATAATCGAATTGCATATATGCTGTTGGATATAGACGGGGTAACCGATTATACCTCTCTGACGATAAACGGCGGCACAAGTAATATTGCGATTGCCGACAATCAGGTGCCGGTTATCGGAACAGTGGAGGTGAGCGCCTAATGGGGCTTATTGATTTGTTACCTGACTATTATATAAATAGTCAAGAGGTAATTGAGTTGCAGGGCGCGTTTGAACATTGGACGGAAGCTTTAAAAGCTGCAAGGGAAGATTTGTTTTTGCAATTTAATGTAGAATCTGCGACATGGGGGCTAAGTATTTGGGAGAAGGCATTAGGACTAGAAACTAATGCTTCCAAGTCTTATGAATTCCGGCGTACACGAATCATGAGCAAGCTGCGTGGTTCTGGAACGACTACAACAGCGATGATACAGAATGTTGCAGAAAGTTTCAGCAATGGCGAAGTTACAATAATTGAATATAATAATGAAAACCGCTTTGAGGTTAAGTTTACCGGTACAATAGGGATACCGCCTAATATGGATGACCTTACTGCGGCAATGGAAGAAATCAAACCGGCGCATTTGGCGTATTCATACGTCTACATATATCGGACAAACGGTACATTAGTCGGATATACACACGGACAACTTGCCGCTTATACACACGAAACGCTTAGAGAGGGGGCTATGTAATGGCAACTACAACTACAAATTATGGGCTAAAAAAGCCTGCGGCAAACGATTATTACAATATTGAAGACCATAATAGCAATATGGACATTATCGACACCGAATTAAAGAGGATCGAAAATGAAATAAACAACATCG